GACTACGAATGTTACAGATACGCCTTTGGACAACTGTTCCAAGACACAGAGTGCCTACCGTCCTCAGACCGTCTGGCAACGCTTCGGATATGGCAACAACCCGTTGACACAGCCTACTACGTCATTGGAGCAGACCCCGCTTACGGCAGCTCAGATTGGGCTGATAGATTTTGTATCCAGGTCTTTAGAGTCTATGCAGATGGACTTGACCAAGTGGCAGAGTTTGCTACCTCAGAACTCAACACATATCAGTTTGCTTGGGTCATTGCCCACCTTGCTGGAGCGTACAAGAACTCAACTCTTAATCTGGAAGTCAACGGACCAGGGCAAGCAGTCATCAACGAACTGAGAAACTTAAAACGCCTGGCAGCAGCCATACAAGGTCCTATGGCTAAGGACATGATGGACGTACTCGGCTCTATGCAAAACTACATTTGGCGTAGAAACGATACGATGGGCGGTCTGTCTAACTCCATAGGTTTCCTGACCACCTCATCATCCAAAGAACGTATGCTCTCCTACATGAAGGATTACTTTGAGCGTGGCATGATGGGCATCTTCAGCATGGACACTCTAGAAGAAATGAAAGGAATAGTCCGTGAAGACGGATTCATAGGCGCACCTGGTCGTGGTAAGGATGACCGTGTAATTGCAGCAGCACTGGCAACCATTGCATGGGCAGAGCAAGTCCAACCTAGACTTATTGGTATGCGTTTGTCAAAAGAAATGTCGCTACGTCAAGATGAGTACACCCCTGAACAACTGGCTGTTGGCAAGAATGTAAGTAATTACTTAAAGATGATTGGCGTATACGGAGGCAGAGATGCGTCTCACTAAGTCTCAACTGACAAAAGAACTTAAATTATTCCTAGCCGACAAAGACAGAGGTATTTCTATTAAGAACTTTTGTGAGATTGCAGGTATATCTGAGCGTTTGTTTTTACTCATGATTAAAGAAGACAAAGCGCCAATGACTGAATCTTCTCAGCGTGGACTAAACAGGGCTTATGAGCATTGGAAAGAAGGGCGTATACGGGTAATGAAAAAACATACCAACGAGACTTATCCTGATTACAGGAAAGAACCTGCGCCCCCAATAATTCCGATGAGTAAGCTCGTTATGACAAATACGGGGTTTAAAGTCCAAAATAAACCCGTAAATAGGCATGACTATGCGAATTTTGGCAATATTTTGATAACAAGGGGGTAATATGGCAGTTTTAAAAGATTATTTGTGTACAGAGCACGGTGTATTTGAATCTAGGGAGGCAAAGTGCCCTATAAAGTTCTGTAAAGGCGAATTATCGGTAATTTTCCTAAAACCAGTGGGTTTAAAGTCCGAAAAGACCAAATCTAACGACAGAAACCTAAAACAACTGGCTTTAGAGTTTGATATGACCGATATTAAGTCTACAAGGGCTGGAGAACACCAAGAAGGCTATCTAAAACGCAAAAATAAGCTATCTGACAAGGAATTTGCTCAGGCTGGTGAAGCTATGGCTCATAATCAGAAGATGCAAGAGGAACAGCTTGTTCAGCAAAGAATGAGTGGCGCAATGTGGGGTAATGGTGGTAATATCAACCTCAAATCCGTCATGTCAGGGCAGTTTAAACCTGTCGCAGACGAGTCCGTTAGCGTTTTACCGAAAAGTGTAGGACAATTTGTACCACCTAAACCTGGCGTGGGGACTATGAATGACCATGAGGGTTTGAAGATTAACACCAGCGCGGAGTAAACATGAAGATACCAAAGGGGATGCTAGACAGAGATGAGTTCTTTAGGGACATCATCTACAAATGTGAAGTTTCTTTGGCATCTCGTAAAGTAGACTATGCCTCTCTGCGTAATTGGTATTTGTTTGGTAACGGTCCTGACGAAGCTCCTGCTCTTTACAACAAAATATTCCCGCACTTAGACCAGGTTACTTCCTTCCTGTATTCGGCTGAGACAACTCGTTTCTCTATCAACCTGGGCGCATCTGTCCCTGAGAACGAGCACAGGAAAATACCAACCCTTACCAAAGCGCTCAACAACGAGTGGCTAAATAGCAACGCTGACCAAGTTTTTTCTACAGCTACTACTTGGGCGCTTGTCTACGGGACAACTTACGTTAAGCTCATCATGAACAACGGTATTCACCCGTACATGGTTGAGCCTGGGTGTGTGGGCGTGTTGCGTGAGGATATTACCTACACCGACAGGCAAGAAGCCATCATCCAAAAATATTACATCACCAAGTCTGAGCTATACACCAGACTGTACAGCCACCCTAACAGGGACAAGATTATTCAGCGCATGAACTCCATGCCACATGAGAGGACTGAAATTGCGAATGGTCTGGAACGTATTATTATTTCTCAGTCTAACCCTACTATATACGGTAATGTTAATTTGGATTTGGCTGGTGGCAATCGTTACAAAGCTGAGGTCTCTGAAGATACGGTAGAGATGACCGAGCTGTGGATTTGGGATGATGACGCAGCAGATTACAGAGTTGTAACAAAGGCTGACCCAGACATTATCATTTACGAACGCTCGGGCGAAGAAATGTTTATGAAGGGTGAGTTGCCGTTCATTCAGATTTGCCCTAACCCGCTGTACGACTATTACTGGGGCGGGTCTGAAGTTCAACGCCTGATATACCTTCAACAGTTACGTAACAGACGGATGACAGAGATTCTTGACCTGTTGTCCAAACAAGTTTCCCCTCCAACGGCTCTGATTGGGTTTACAGGCATCCTTGATGAAAAGAACTTTGCACTCAACCGTGCGGGGGGATTACTATCCACAGATATGCCTAACGCTAAGGTAGAAAAGTTAGCGCCCACTATGCCTCCAGACCTCTTTGTTGAGATGCGGGAGATAGATGCTATGTTTGAAGAAGCGTCTGGCGTAGGTAACGTTCTCCAGGGTAAGGGAGAAGCAGGGGTCAGGTCAGCAGGACACGCAAGCCAGTTAGCCCGACTGGGGTCATCGAGAGTAAAAAAACGGGCGCTAATTATCGAAGATTCACTAGAAAAACTGGCTACTCTTTACCTCAAGTGTATGCAACTCTATGATGATACCCACCTCAAAGATACGCACGGTGTACCTTTCATTGCCGAACAGTTCACCAAAGAATTTACGGTTAAAGTGGACGGACACTCTAACTCCCCGATATTTACGGAAGACACCCGTACCCTGGCGTTCAACCTACTCAAAGCGGGGGCTATTGACAAAAAATCTTTACTTGATTTAATAGAGCCACCAATGAAAGAAGAACTCTTGGAAAGATTAAAGCAAATGGAGGCAAAACAGGCTGCGCAGCCACAGCAACCTCCTGGCGAACACAAGAAAGAACACAAAGCACCTGGCGGTAAAAAGGAGCAATAATGGCAACAGGAAATGTAGGAGGTCCACAAACTCAACCCAAAGCAGACCAGCCACGGGTGACCACGGAAACTTTACGCAAACAAACTACTGGACCAGGCTTGACACAAAGAACCACTGGTGTTAGAAATACGTCTGGCGGTAGAACCCAACGTAATTACGCCAGAACCTAAAGGAAAAAATCATGATGCACAGATACGGTAAAAAAGGTCGCAAGACTCGTAGATAATTTCTTGAGAGAGAAAGAGGGTGTGGCTGCCTCCCCTTACAAGTAGGTGACCGCTGCTAAAGGAGAAATCTCATGGCACGTAAAGCTCGTAAACACAAGCGTAAGTAATTTCTTGGGGGCAACCCCTTGAAATGAACCGACATTGGACGGTATGTCGTAAAATACCGTCCACCCTATTGACAAATAGTTTGTAAGTGGTTACAAACTAGGGCAAGGAGAAAATATGAGTGTTCCGTCAGATAAGTTAATGGAGTTAATGGGAGGACAAAGGTCCGCTGGTACTCCTGTCCCTAACGCACCCCCGCCTGGGGCTAATATGTCTGACGCTGAAGTTCCTCCAATGGGTTCACCTATGTCTACCCCAGAGCCTAAAATGGGTTCTAAGGAAGCAGCAAAGATTAACCTCGGTATGGCTCAGGACTTGCTTGAGCAATCATTACCCGCATTAGGCTCAGATACCGAAGAAGGTAAAGCAGCTCTAAGTGCAATAAGTGCAATCAACAAAGTTTTGGGCGCACGTAAAAACAAAACAAACGAATTACAACAGTCAGAGATTCTTCAGATGTTGCAGACACTTCCACAAGCTGGTGGTGGCACTCCTGAAGGAAAAGCTATGGCTGCTGCACCGATTCCTGGTATGCCTCCTGCTGGTGGTATGCCTCCCGCCCCAGGTGGTATGCCACCTCCCCCAATGTAATCAGGAGTAATCATGGATTTATTTAAACCCAGAGGTAATTCTCAACCACGTAGACCTACCGACAACAATAAGAAAAACGGAGTTGTTATAAACACACCCCGTTATGCTGAGTTTGGTGGATTGTCTGGCGCATCTAAAGTTGCTGCCAACATGATGCGTGTAGAGAAGCCAGGTGACGGTAAAAAAGTTATTTAATACGATAAGAGGGTAACATCATGGCATTAGAAAATCTTTCCTTAGAAGCACGAGACGAGTTAGCATCATTGATGCACACTCTGGCTGAGTCCCCCGACACACGGGAGGACATTCTTCGTTTGACTAAAAAAGTTAAACCTGGTCTCAACATTCCTGAAATTGATTTGAAGGACAAGACCAATAGCGCACTTGAACAAATGCGTCAGGAAAATGAGTCATTGCGTAATGAGTTCAGAACTCGTGACGCACAGGCAGAACTAGAGAAACGCAGAAAGTCACTTGTCAAAAAAGGTTTGGTTTCATCTGAAGATGACATTGATGCGGTAGAAAAACTTATGTTAGAGAAGAAAATATCTGACCATGAGACGGCTGCCGAGTATCACAGATTTATGAAAGAAGCTGCGAAGCCTACTCCTACTGGGTACAATCCTTCCGCTGTTCGCCAATTTGACCTTGGCAAATACTGGAAAGACCCACGGGGCGCTGCGCAGCAAGAGGCGGTTAGAGCTTTCCAAGATTTGAGAAAGCCACAACGCCCAATCGGTTTGTAAAAGAGGGTGTAATTTTGTCAGGGCAGAGATGCCCATCTTTAAGGAGCTAATATGGCTATAGGTGGTGGAATTCTGCCCCAGACAGGTAGTTCGCAATTCAATGAGTTGACTTACGTTACTCGGAGAGCGTTCATTCCGAAACTGGTTGTGCAGTTATATAACAGCACGCCTCTAATGGCAGCGTTGATTGCAAACAGTCAACAAGCCAGTGGTGGTGTTTCTTCAGTAACTGTACCTGTTCAGGGTGCACAGTTTGTTAACGCACAATGGTCTGACTACAGCGGTTCATTTGCTCAACCTTCAGTCCAGCAAGGTGCTTATAACGCTGAATACGACCTCAAGTTGATGATTTCTCCCGTACCGTTCCTCGGTATGGAAGGTGTTGCTCAACAAGATGCTGCAATCATTCCATTGATTGAAGCTCGTATGAATGACGCAACCAACGTGATGATGGATGCAATGGCAACAGCCTTGTACAACAACACGACAAACAACCAAGCCTTTATCGGTCTCCCCGCAGCGGTGGATGACGGTACTGGTGGCGCTACATACCAGACTACTTACGGTAACATTAACCGTAGCACCTACACATGGTGGCAGTCTAAGGTTTACAACGCAGGTAACGTAAACCCAACAAGACAAAACATTCTTCAGTACATCTCTGGAACAGTGAAAAAAGGCGCAGAAATGCCTTCATTCGGTGTTTGCGGATTTGGTACTTGGACATTATTGGCTCAAGACTTTGTCGGTCAAGAGCAATACGTTATCACCCCAGGCTCAGGCTTTGACGGTGACAACAATGGTCCTCAAGCAGCTTTCAGAGCATTGATGGTTGCTGGCGTTCCAATTTATCCAGACCCATATTGCCCAGAAGGTACTGTGTACTTCCTGAACACTAACTACCTCAGCCTCTATATCCATGAGCAAGGTTCATTTGTGTTCACAGGATTTGAGTCCACACTCCCTAACTGGCAAATTGGTTACGTAGGTGCTGTTCTTATGATTGCTGAGTTGGTGTCTGTCAAGCCCAAGTCAATGTCTAAGGTCAACAACTATAACTACCTCTCACTGTAAGGAGCACACTAATGTCATTAGCATTAAACAAAATCATCCTTGCAAATGCAACAGCGAACACGCCTGGTGCGTACTTCACTTTTGCTAACATTTCAGCAACAACCACAGGTAACGTTATCCCAGCAGGAA